CTCTAGCCCCACATCCTCATCAGCAGGTATGGGGTATTCTTCTGGGTCAATGTCGATAGTGATATATACCTTAACTCTCATTGCTCATCACTTCCTCAATCAACTTGTCCAGATACCACTGGGCTTTTTCTAAGTCCTCAAGTGGTTTGTCCTTGTAGCGATATCGCCACACATACTTCATAATGTTGCCTTGAAGGTAGTATTCAAACCCATCATCTGTAGCTGCGGCAATAGCCTGAATACACTCAATGCCTGTAGCATTGTAATGTGGTGGGCTGTTCACCATATCAGCTTGCTTTTCCTCGTACTCTCGTATCATCTTTCCATAGTCCGTCATCATGCACTCCCCTTTGTCTTGCTACCGAAACTCAGATGCACCACGTTACCATCTTCCTTAGTGATAATCACATCTTCATCTTCTTCTAGCACATAGTCACTGTCTTTGTCAACAACTTCCATTACATATGTATGCACAAGATTACGAATAGTTTCGTCCTGCTCCATGATTGGAACAGTGGCACACATCATCTTGCAGAAGTGCATGACCTGACTGTAACCCTCATCATCAAGAGGATTGCCAGCGGATGATATGATAGCAATGTCAATCTCTCCTGTCCACTCTGAGTTATTTACAGTCGGACGAATCCTGATTACAAAGTCTTCATCTTCTATGTTCTCAATGTCCATGCTCTATCTCCTTTTCACTTTGGTTCCGTTAAACTTGATAAACTTAGGGTGCTTGTTCTTTCCCTTTTCTTTAAGCCAATCCTCTGGAATGATACGGTCATAGTATCTAAATCCATACTTGATACACCACTCACCGTAGGTTGACTTGGCACCCTTGCGTAGCTTTCTTCTACTATTCTCGAACACAAAGCGAATGTCAAGTGCTGGATGCTGCTTCTTGATGGCAAGATGTTTGCGTCTGTCAGCAGCAGTGAACATGCCCTTCGTCTCAATGATGATGCCGTTGTGCAGCACGAAGTCTGGTGTATAGGTGCGGTAGGCTAAGTCTTCCCACTCAATCTTGACCTGCTCATACAAATAATCAATGTCAAGTTCGTCCAGATAGATAGATACTCTATGTTCTAATCCACTCCTATATCCGTATTTCCGTGCTGCACGGAATTGTTTTGCGTTAGGCATATTCTTCCGCCAACGATACGTATGCGACAGTCTTAGGCTGCTTTGCCTGTGACACTACGGATGGGCGTTCTTCCAGTCCGGGCCAGCAAGCGAAGCGATAACGGCAGAAGCCACACTCAGTGGATAGAACTTTGTTTCCCGTAGGCTTGCCTCTGAACGTCTCATCAACTGCTTCAAAGCAACGATTGAACTCGTTCTTCTCAACAGCCTCTGCCGTGTTTTTAATGTTGGCTACCTCTTTCTCCACATCAAGCCCTGTAGCTGGTACATACTTGAACTCGCCATTGGCTTTGTTGACTACCCACCAACCACCAGCACGTTTGCCTGATGCTTTAGCGTAGCCAGCAAGCTGTGCCACATAACCAAATGAGTCGCCCTTGCTCAGTGTATCGAATGATTCAAACTTGTTATTGTAAGACCAATTAGACGCTGACTTAACATCATCAACAGCACCATCAATAACAATATCATAGGTGCCAGAGACGGATGTATTCTCATCAAGGTCAAGCGTAACTTTCTTATCGCCTTCATACTCCACTCCTGCTTCTTTAAGTAGCCCCTTGAAGACAGCTTCAACAATGTCTCCAAGCATCATGTTCATCACGAATGTTGTTGGTAGGGGCAACGCCTTCTCTGGTTCATTCTTATCAAACCAAAGCTGACAAGTCGGTCTGCCTACATTAGACATACGCAGACCAAACTCATCGCGCTTATTGCCCCCACCAAACTGGCGTCCAAGCGCAGCCATAACATCAAGACCTACTTGCTTGATAGTCTCCTGTGACATAGTAGACTTACCGTTAGCAGCATTCTCCATGTATTGGTGCAACGCCAGTTCAGCAGGGTGTTTCATTAGGCTACCTCATCTTCCTCAATATCAATCATGCCATCGGTGATTGCAATGTCATCATCATCGTCATGTGGATTAGCTTTCTCTGCATACGTCGTGATGATATACTCATTGTAGTTCTGCACCCACGCCATGAAGTCTGTGAACAGTTCCTGATCAGACTGCTCAATATCCACGATGTTAGTCAGGTTGACTGTAGTCACAGGCAGGAAGAAGCTATTGCCATTGGGCAGCTTACGCTCCTCAGTAGCAGCATCTACCATATGCTGGATAGGCAGTCGCTTCTGCTTCGCAAAGGTAGAGAACACATCGCCCCAACCCTTGAAGGCATCACGATTATCCACCTCCCAAATGAATGGAGTGGCGTCTACCTCAACAGGATTACCCTGATCGTCTGTGGCATCAACCAGTTCAACTGTACCAAAGATTACCCTGACACGCTTGATCTGCTTGATCAAGTCCTGTGTCTTCTCCGGCAGAGACTTGAAGTCTTGGATGTAGCCAGCAGGTTTACCGCAGTTAAAGCCACCATCATTATCCTTGAGGTCAATGTTTAGATTGTCTGCCATGACAGTCTTGATGTAACGGTTAGGTGCATTGCCCGAAGCCATTACGAAACGCTTATACATAAAGCGTTGCATGTATGGACGGATACGTGCAGCAGATGCGTAGTAGGTAGGACCATCTGGAATCTCCAGCTTGTACTGTCCGCCCTCTACAACTTCGACATTCACCTTCTTGCCATTTACTTCGGCAAGTCCCATGATAGGTGTGTGATGAATGCGTAGACGAGCAAGTGTACTAGACTTCTTACTGCCACTCGTACCCTCATTGGCAATGCCCATAGCTTTAGCCATTGCTGCATAGTTGTTAGTATCAATTGTAGTGATCTCGTTCATGTATTTTATACTCCTTCTTTCGAGTCAGAAACCATAGTTATATCACGACACGTCTTTCGTGTCAAGCCAGTTGGGGCCAATTTTTGCCTCAAGTTCTAGTGGAACATTGAACGCCAACCCCCAACGTATAGCGATCAAGTCAGGCAGTGCATCGTTAGTCTCCTGAATTATTTGGATAACCCTTTCTTCTTCATCAGGATGAACATCAATTACAATACTATCGTGAACAGTATTTACCACACAAGACTGCATACTGTCAAGCAGTTTATCAATGTGCAGCAGAGCAATCGGTACGATATCTGCTGTAGCAAATGACTGCACAGGATAGTTCTTGATCTGCGTGAAGTTAGTCACGCGACCACTGGCCTTACGCACCACGTCAGGGAAAGCGAACTGCCTACCGGATGGAGTCGTAATGTAGCCTGTGTTTATAGCCTCTTTAGCCAGTCGGGAATGCCAATCTGCGACCCCCTTGTATTTCTCCGTGAAGTGCGTGTAGTATTCTGCTTCTGCTGGTGTTCTGCCAAAGCCTGTTGCGCCATAGAGCGGAGCAAACGTGTGCGCCTTTGCAGTCTGGCGATCCGTAGGTTGACCAGCATCGGTAATAACCTTCGCGGTGTATGCGTGTACATCAAATCCAGTAGAAACTTCCTCAATTGCAACTCCATCTTGTGATAAATAAGCGGCAGCACGAAACTCTAGCTGTGCAAAGTCCGCCTCCATAATCTTGCCACCGTCAAAGCGTGACACGAATACCTTCTTGACAGGGAAGGTACCACCTCGTGGCATGTTCTGCATGTTAGGGTCAGCACCAGACAGGCGTCCTGTAGCTGTACGATGCTGTAGTAAGCGAACATGTAGCTTACCATCCTGCTTTGTAAACATCTTGATGCCCTCTACAAAGGACGACAGGTATGTGTCTACAGCAGATAGTCGTCTGACTTTGGATAGGAAGTCCACTGCATCGTCCATACCCTTGGCACGTGCCGCACCTTCCAATGTCTCAAGGTTCTGCTTACTCGTGCTAAACCCATTGGCACTTGCCCACTTTGCAGATGGAGGCTTGAACTTGAGGCCAGCAATCTGATTGGTAGGCTGGAACAAATAGCCCTGTGCATCACATACCTTGCAACGATTAGGCTTGGCAAATGGTGTGCCATCCTTCTTAGTCTTACGAACATAACCTGTACCATTACACTCACGACACTGCACTGCACGTGTCTTGGACAGGCGGGTAGTATGTGCGCCAACCAAGCTGCGGAAGGATGTGTCATCCATGTACGGATCAATCTGTGTAGCCCAGAACTGCTTGTCATTTACCTTGCGGCTGTAGATGACCCAAGACAGTTGCTCTGGACTGTTGAGATTGATAGGGGTGTCACCCATCAGCTTACGTACATGCGCTTGCAGGTCGGCAGTAAGCTGGTCACGTTCCTTCTCAAACTCAACACGCACATTCTCTAGTGCGTTCTTATCCACTGTAAATCCCCGCTGATAAATACGAGACAGACAGACAGCAACCTGATTGGTCAGGTCCACTGTACCCATGAGACCACTGTCTGCTGGTGTGTTTAAGCGATACATCAGCTTGTCTGCCAGTTGCTGCGTAGCATGTAGGTCAGCAGACAGATACTCTGACAGTTCATCAATAGGAATAGTGCGTGTGCTGTATCCACGCTTGAAGTATTCCTTCAAGGTATCCTGCTTCTTGGTGTCAAGATCGTAGCGTTCAGCACATGCTTCCAGAGACAGCGGCTCCTTGACACCACGCTGTAGGACATACTCAGCCAGCATCGTGTCAAAGACAGGGCCATCATACTTAAAGCCACTCTCCCACAGCCACAGCAGGTCGTGTGCTGCGTTGTGCATGATAAGGACAGTAGCCTCGTCAAGCCACTTCTGGATAATAGAGAAGCCACCAATGGTAGGTTCACGATCCTCATGGTCAAAGACGATCAAGTCTTCCTGTCCTTGATCCGTTAGTACACCAACCATAGTCAGACTGTTGTCTGTCTCGAATGGATCAAGGTGCATCTTGCCGTCACGATGTGTGACTGTATTCTCTACGTCTAGTGTTATCTTCATCCTTCATACCTCGCTGTCAAATAGTCTAGTTCACAGTTTACCATACCGTGCCAGCCATTCAACTTGTTTTTTACAATGTTCATGTGCCGCAGTGGACTGTCCTCCTCCTGTCCCTCGACAGTCGGTGACTTACCTATCAGGATCATCAGGTCAGCCTCTGCTGCTTTACCTGTACGTGATCCTTCCATCATGCTCTGGTTAAGCTGTGACCTACCCTCTGCCTCTGCGGAAAGCTGGGACATGTAGAACACAGCGCAGTCATACGCTTTGGCAATCTGCCGTGCATGAATAGCACATGCCTTAAGTGCCTCATCTTGTCGGGCGAAGCCGCCATCTGCCTTGAACTTGTCACCCATGTCAAGCACGAGAACGTCAGGGCGATAGGTCTTGGCCACACTCTCTACCCAATTCATGTCACGACCAGATGCTTCCTTGATCTTGATGTTGTTCATCACTGGTTCATACAGAGACTTGGCCTTGGCCATATTCTCCTTGACCTCACGTGCTGACATGCCAGCGGCAGCGGTCAGGTATCGTGCGCCAACACGGTGTGTAGGTTCCTCGTTACAGAGGATGACACACTTGGCACCCTGATGGGCGAAGCCATTTGGTGCAGCGATTAGGCTGGCGTGGAACGATGTCTTGCCAGTGTTAGGACGTGCGCCTACCTCAATAAGCTGACCAGCACTGACACCCTCAACCTTACGTGCAACGCTAGGTATGTTGAATGACCACCGTGCTTCAAGTTCAGCCTTCGCCATCAATGTCTCAATGGTGATGTCGTCCCATTCGATATTGAGATTGGGTGTGAAGTCATCTCCATAACGCTCAAGTAGGTTACGCAGTGTCTCCATTGTACCGCCAGTACCACTCACCATGTCGAAGCCAATGTTGGCAATGTCCTCACCCACTACCTTCTGGAACAGCTTGGACAGCACTTCCTGTGCAATGTCGCTGCCCATCGGGGCTTCACGTTTGAGTTGGGCAAACAGACTGTCAAAGCCTGTCTTCTGTGCAGTGGTCATCGTTGGGTTAGATGACAGGAACAGAGCCTGTACCTCGTCCGGTGTTACACTGCGATTGTAGTGGTCCATCGCCTTGTCAATCGTCTGCTTAATCTTACGATTGTCTGCGCTGAACAGTCTGTCAGGACACTTGGCACCACGATGGTCATCGTAGAACCCCTTGTCCATCAGACTTCTTAGCATTGATACTTCCATTATCTATCTCCTATGTCGGCTAGGTTTTTCATATCAGTTGTATTACGATATTTCAAATCGTCTGTCAAGTAGAGGACACGAACATTCTCTACATGTCCTCTCAATTCTTTTGCCATCAGCAATGTCTTGCGTACTGCGTCGGGGTCCAGTGCAATGACTGCTGTTGAGAACTGCGTGAGATACTTCTTGTGTGCATCTGACAAAGATGTCCCAAGCACAGCAACCCCGACAAAGTTACCACCACCAACCACAGCGGCACTCACGCAGTCCTCAACAACTACGGCGACTTTACCACAACCATGAGCATATGGCAAGCCACTTTTTCCATACCTGCGCCATTTAGGTAGACGCCTACCAAGCGCACGGCCTGTAGCATCTACGATCTTACCCTCATGCTTGATGGGAAAGACAGCGCGGTGTTCACGAACATCATATAACAAACCTAGTTCCTCTGCGTCAAGACCATACAGTTCGCTGGCCCACTCAGCCACGTCATAATTGTACGGCACAAGATAGTCAGGAACATCGAAGGCATAGTCATCTGCAAATCTCTCAACATCTGATAGCTGCATACGGATGTCATCCGCTGACATATGCACACGTGTACCACCCTTGAGGTTACAAGACATACGAAAGCAATTCCATACCAGTGATCCCATGTTGTTGGTCACTGTGAATGTACGTTGACCACAGTTAGGACACTTAGTTCTCACTGTAGTTCCTGTTGGTACATTCATATCACTTACAATGTTATATATATTATCCATATATACTCTCTCCTGTGCGGCAGTTAAGTGCTTTTACCATGTATTTTACGTGCTGTCAATGCAGTATTTGCACTTTCATATGTATTTTTCATGTATGGTTTGACTGATTGTGGATTAGCATGTCCTGTAACCGACATAATTTGTGCCATACCAACACCTGCCTCTACCATTTCGGTTGTGCCAGTACGACGCAGGTCAGACAGTCGCAGTTCGTTTGACAATCCTGCCTCGTCCATCAGCTTACGTGCGTGTAGAGGCAGCTTGTATTGGCTATAGGGTATGTAGCTACCACCAATAGGCTGCGGACGTGGGGCAACGTACTGCTGAAACCCAAAGTCATCATGTTGCTGACGTAACATATCAAGCAAGTCATCGTCAATAGGTAGGAACACTTCCGCCCTACGCTTTGACTGCTCAATATGCACACGCGCCTCATCAAAATCTATGGCATCCCATGTCAGCAGACGCATGTCACCTACACGTTGGCACCAAGCATATGCCATGTGTGCAATCAGTCCAATGTTACGTGTGTTAAAATCGCCGTAGGCTACGTCTAGCAGCTTTCGTATATCCTCTCTACCCCACAGCACCTTGCGGGGCGTGGACGAGCGTCTACGGACGATAGAGAAGGGGTTTAGATTACAATGCTCCATCCGCACTGCATAGTTGTACAGGATACGAATGGTAGACATGATATGATTAGCGAATGGAATACCTCTGTCACACCACAAATCATATAACAGCTTGGCTTGTTTCGTGGTGATGCTTGCATGATCCAGAGAACCAAGGCTTGCACCATCTATCTTTGTCTCAAATGCGACACGAAGAAAGTATTGGTACGAAGCCTTAGTTTCGTCACGCAAGTTCTTGAAATCATGGGACAAATAATATTCATCCGCTATTTCCAGAACAGTCTTCATGTTATGCTGCCATGACAAGTGACTGGAACTGAGCAGTGTTGATCCACTTGGTCACATCAAACTCACGTCCAAGCATTGTCTTTGCTTCGGTATCGTTGCCAGTTTCACGCAGCTTGAAACCATTACGCTCATCAGCATATGTCGCATAGTTTGTGAAGGCAGAGTATAGGGACCACAGGTTCTGACCACGAGTCACTGCTTCCTCACGATACAGGGCGAACATCTTTTCAGCTTGCTTGTCATTCTTCATGATGCTTTCAAGCAGAGCCTTGACATCTACATGGACCAGTGGACTTTCTGCCCACCGCTGTAGCTGTTCTGTCCTAGCGTAGAAGTTATCCTTCGATGCTCCCAGCTTACGGATGAAGGCATCCATATCAAAGCCACTGGTATTCTTACGCTTCACCGTGTCATGCTCACCGATAATCATACCATTGAGGCAGAAGAAATCAATCGCCCCAAAGATAGCCACGTTTGAACATGTACCATTAACTCCATGCAGGGCAATGATACGCTGCTGCACGTCAGTCTCGTGTCGAGCGGTCCTGATCTTTGCAGACACGTTAGGTAGACGAACATCCATGATGGCCATGCCATTGTTGTAGGCATCCTTCCATGTCACTACAGCACCCTCAGTCTCATGAGGCTGGAGATGCTCAGTCATGGTGGCAGATACCCTGCGGAAGAAGTCACCGTGGTTCTCACATTTGAAGCCATCACCTACGATACCAATGTATTCATCAGTGTTTCCATTGATGACATACTTCTGTTTTTCTACCTTGGTATCCTCATATTTCACAGGGAAATCAAGGTGTTGCGGTACGTCCACGATGGACTGGTTTATATAATCAAACGGCATGTCTCTCTCCTTTGTCCGTTAAGTGATATTGTGTTATACTATATATTTGACACATAGTCAAGCACTAATCCCAGCGATAGAATATGTGGTCGCCTATCTGCACTATAGGTGTCTTGCTGTCTGCCCACTCAGGCAAAACATAGGTTGCATGATAATGTGTGGCACCTTCAACGAAGTCATCTAGGTTGCCATAGTACACGCCATGTGCGATACGCATTGCCTCCTGCCATGCCTTCTCATCCTTTACCTTATCTGATTTGCCATCACAGTACCAGCTAAACTGACAACGATGACGCACAGGGAAGTCAGGCTTCCATGAGTAGGTTGGTCCTTGTGTAACTACATCACATACGTTGTCAGGGTATCTATTGTCTTTGACCCTGTTCATTACCACTTGGGCTACCGCAACCTGCCCAATGAAGGGCTGGTCACGTGCCTCGTGATACACATTGAGTGCTAGGCATACAAGTGCTTCAGCAAACATTATAATTCCCACTCTTTGATTTCTACGTCGCGGTCAACGATAGCAGTCTTCAACCCCCACCATGCGTCATCTACTTGGCGCAGTTCATCGTAATCTAGGGTGCAAAACTGGCTTACCCTGCTACGAATTGGCACCCATGCTTTCAGTAGAGTTAGCACAGCTTCTCGTTGTATTGGCGTCATTGCCTTCCAGCATTGCGTTGCTGCTTCACGCTTCATTTCCCATTCACTCTTTTCTTCACTCATAATATTTCTCCTTTCACTCAGCACTCTCAAGTCTGCTTATCTCAGCAACCCATAGCTTCCTATCTTTATCGTAGTAGGCTGGCTTGTCAAGTCGGGTGTCATACCCAAACGGATGAAACATCATCCAGTAATGCTCAACCTTACTGGCAAGGGTATCCATCTCATCCGCTGTCAGTTCAATCTTTATCGTTCTGTTAGCCATCTTGGTATCTCCCTCAGTTTGTATTTCCCACACCACTCAGTCGTGTCGTACTTCCAGCGGTAGTAGTTTCTGTAAGCCTCAACAGGCCATGTTTCTGTAGTCTTTAGATGGTCATTGCCTTCGCCAAAGCACTGCGGATGCTTGGTGATCTGACCTTCTGGAATATGTATAGCAAGTTCCTTTAGCCGTGGCAAGAGCAGTGAACATTTATGCACCTTGCCATATCGCCTTGTGTATTCACGCGACATCTCATCTAGCATCATGCAACCAAACATATAATTTGCTCGTGTATTACCTGCCCATAGAGTACATGGGTGCTTGGCGTGTGCCTTTGGACCACCCTGCAATCCTTCAATGTCAGGCAGATAACGCTTGACAGCAAAGGACAGCATCTGTGCTTCTTCCAATGGCATCTTGACAATATGCTTGTCACACAATGACTTAGCAATGCCAGCGGGATGATGATCAATTAGAAATCTATTCATTCTCTCGCTCCTTTAGCCAGTGTTGAAACTCTTTGTGTCCGCCTATGTGTACACCGTCTAACCATACCTGTGGCACTGTTGTGTACCCACGCCTACGAAACCAACGCTTCAGCCGTGGATTAAGTTCACGGTACTTGTAAGGTATAGCATACATATCAAGGTCATTGCAAAGCAATTCGCAATAGACGCAACCAAATTGTCCAATTACTTGTATCATGTTTTCATACTCTCCCATAATTTATCTACACGACTTTCTAGCACACCGATTGCAGTGTGTATGTGTCCAGTATCGTGTGGTTGCAGTTGTTCTCTCAGGAAATCAATCTCATCCAGCAATGCAGATATGTGTTGCATAAGATGTTTCCTGTCTATGAAAGGTCTGTATTCACTCATTGTTTCATTCTCCTTTATCCCCATTGATATTCGTAGTTGTAATTATATTCAGCGTCCAGCCAATGCCACGCTTGTTCATAGGCATAATCCCAATTAGTATGATAGCCTGTGGCTATGTCATCATCAGCCAAACGCCTAGCCCAGTGGTCAAGACTAGGTTCATGGTCAAGAGGTAGTTCTTCCATCATCATTCTCCTTTGGATAATATACCTCTACATCACACTCACAATTAGGGCAGTGTCTGGCAATGTCAGGTGGGCTAGTGCGCAACAACAAGCACAAAACAGATTGCCAAGGGGTTACTGGAAGTAAGGGTGGTGGCTATTTTCCTCTACAGGCATCCGTATTCTCTACGGCTATCCAGTGCCACCCAACTGGAAACAAAATTAAGTGGTAGCTAGAACAGTTCTGTGACACCAGCGTAATAACAGCTTGTGCAGAACGCAATCAAATCCTTGCGTTCATAGTCTGTTAGTTGTAGGTCATTAGTCATTTGTGTTCTCCTTTCTGTGTAAGAATAGTGCAAGGCACCAGCCAAAGGCAATGCAGTTCACTACAAGTGGAATCATATCCATTGTCATGCCGCACTCTCCTCATCTTGATACTCAGCTATGAGTTCACTAATACCAAACTCCTCGTCCAGTTCAGGGTAGTGTTCAGCAACACTCTCAACCTCATCAGTACACCAGTCATCACCATTAACGTATTCACCGATGTATCCCCAACCTTCATCAAGGTAACGTGCTGTCACCTCAAAGCCCATGTCTACCAGCTTGTCAAAGACAGGGATAGGTGGCGACCATGCTGTGTAGAAGGTCAGTTGTAATGTGTTGGCGTCAAAGCGAGTGCAGTGTGATTCATATACATCCCACTTTGTACCCCAATTCTGTAGACGCCAAGTGTACCATCCATCATCTGCATGAGCATCGTTGTCTAGCAATGCTTCATCCATAGGGATAAGTGTCTGACACAATGGCGTGTCTGGTGTGTTCATGATGTTGTAAATCATGTCAATCTGCTGACTGTCTTTGTGGTACAGTGTTACTCTGTTGTCTGTATGATTAGGCATTGTTATACTCCACTTCTGCTTCTGCTTCAAGGTTACTTTGATC